AGATATTCTATATCATATAGCTCTCATTAGACAGGATATATTTAAACTACATGAGAAAACAATGTTAATAGAATCAGTCATTAATAAATATATTAAAATGAAAAAAGATACAGATAAATTTAATAAATTTTTACAAGACGAAATAAAGGGAGCTAAAGTTGAAAAAACTAAAAAAGATAAAAAATAAAACAATGAAGCTACCTATAAACGGTCACGAGTATACCATTCGTTTTATATCTGGTGCTAAAGTAGACCTAGGTTCAGATGAATCAGAAATACTAGGTGCTATTTCTATGCGTAACTGTGAAATAGTACTAGAACACGAAATGAAAGATAGTAAACTACTAGAAGTATTAATACATGAAGTATTACATGGTATTACACACGGAACTAGTTTAGACATGACTGAAACACAAGTACAAGTATTATCTAATAGTTTGTACCAACTGGGTTTTGGTGAATATTTATGGAAAAAAGCAGGAGGAAAATATGATTCCTAATTATGATGCAATAATAAAAAAAGCAAAAGCACTATGTGATGATAAGAATATAGACTATGCACAAGTAAAAGAACCGTTTTCTAACTTTGAAATGGTTGAAGCATTAAAAATATGTGATGCACAAACTGGTATTCTTGTTCGTATCTCTGATAAAATAGCTAGAATCTCTAATCTCTTGAAGAGAAATGGTGAAAGAGCTGTAAATGAAGAAAAGGTAGAAGACACAATGCTTGATTTGATAAATTATAGTGTAATATTACTGAGTTACACTATGTACAGTAAACAATATGACTCAGAAAACGGAGAACAGAATGATTAATCCAGGTAAAATATTAGAACACAATACAAAAAAAGCTAAAGTAAACCTACATTGTCTTACTGACATACACGTAGGTAGCAAAGTCTTTGATAGAAGTCTGTTTTTAAAAGCAGTACAGATGATAGATGAAGACCCAAATGCACTTTGGTTCGGAAATGGTGATATGTTAGAGTTTATACCACCTAATTATCATATACCAGAGGGCGACCAGTTGTTTGATAACAACGAACAGTACGCTCAATTTGTACAAATGATACGACCTATCATGAATAAGTGTGTATTTCTACGTGGAGGTAATCATGATACGCTACGTTCTGTTAGATTAGCAGGAATTGATATAATTCGTGTGCTATGTGACGACCTTGAAGTACCATATTACCCATTTCCAGGGTATGCAGTGATTAATTACAAGCATAATCGCTTCACATTTGCAAGTGGACATGGAAAAAGTGGTGCTAAGAACGGAGATATGGAGCTAACTAGACTTAGAAACATATTTCCAGACGCTGATATGTATTATTTGGGGCACAACCACCAATTATACGCAAAACCAGTAGATTCTTTTGAAATTATGCAAGATAGCGAAGAAATAAGAAGACAATGGTTTGTGCGTGGAGGTTCTTTTATAGGATATGCTGAATATGCACGCTATGCTATGTTTGAACCACAAACAAAAGGATGGGTAGAAGTGCGTTTAAGTGATAAAGACCCAGAATACATCGTACACCGTAAATGAAGAAAAGAACTATAAAAGGTCAGGAGCACATTGTATATGACAATATCAACGAGCTCAGGCAGGCTATGCCATTACAAGACGTACTAGAAGATTGGCGTAATGCTCCAGTTGGTTCATGGACCTTAACAGACGATGGGCAGGTTTGTGAGGTGTTAGAACGTGGGGTTATCAACAATCAACGATATGTACGCACAGCGATTGGGATGTTTAACTGTGCTCCTACCATAAAAATGGAAGGCGAACTACGACAAAGTATATACAAGTTTAGTGGTAAAAACTCTAATACTGTATTTAAAGAACGTGAGAAGCCTACAAAGAAAGAATTTTTGTTTGCAAAGTATGTTGCAAAGGGTGATGGGATAATAGAAGCGTTTAAACGAGCTTATCCTCAATCTAAGTCTGAGCAATATATTAAAGAACAAAGTAGTATGTTATTAAAAACAGAAAGGATAAAAACCTTGATTGACAAAGAAATACAAAAAATATTAGAAAAAACAGAGATAACACCAGAGTATCTACTATTAAAGACAAAAGAGATTGTAGATAATATTGAAGCAAGAGATAGCGATAAGATTTCGTCGCTAAAGATGTTGATGGAAATATCTGGGTTACTAGGTAAGAAAGAACAAAAAACAGAATCTATCGCATTGTTTAAGGGTTTTAGCCCTGAACAGCTAGCAGCATTGGAAGGTAAAGATGTCAAAAAAATCGCAAGCCAAGAACGAGAAATTCCTCAACTGCCAGATGTGCGAGAGGAAAGTGAAGATAAAGAAGTCGCCGATAACGTATAGTGACTTTTTGTTAAATACTATTATGGATATACCTATGGATAAGTACATTACTGTTGATTGTGCTTGTCTTTGTATGTATGACGAAGATATGGACTTAATAGGATTTAGCAGGGAATTTATAGAAAATAATGGAAAAGCTTAGTTTATCTGATAAGGAGAAGCTGTTACATAAAGCTTCTAAAGATTTGATACTGTTTGGTAAGTTATTTTTACCAAATGATTTTTTACATAAATCAGCATCACCTCCTTTTCACTACGACCTTGGTAAAAAATTAATTAGTACAAAACCTGGAGCACGTATTTGTAATGTGCTTCCAAGAGGTTTTGGAAAATCAGTATTAATGAAAGCAGCAATCATGCATAAGTTATGCTTTACACCAGAAAACCAGTCTATGTTTATGGCTTGGGTAGCTGAAGAACAAGGTCAGTCTATTGACCACGTTAAGTATATACGTTCACACTTAGAAACAAATCAAGCTATTAGATATTACTTTGGTAATCTTTGTGGAGGTGACGTAGGTAAGAGATGGACAGAAAAAGACTTAATTACAACAAAAGGGCATCGTATTATAGCAAAAGGTACTTCACAGCGTCTTAGAGGTCGTGCTGAGGTAGATACACGTTATACAGGTATTATACTGGATGACTTTGAGTCAGAGCTAAACACAAAGACTGCTATACGTAGAGATGAGATTAAACAATGGATTGTATCTACGGTATACCCATCTTTAGAAGAAAGTCCTGGTAAAGAGGGATGGATATGGTTATCTGGTACGATTGTACACTATGATGCATTCTTACAAAACATTGTAGATGGTTGGCAAGATGCAGAAAAAGTTAAAAAGAAATATCCATGGGATGTAACATTTATTCGTGCTATAGAAGATGGTAAACCAGCATGGGAAGAACAGTTTCCATTATCTAAGTTAAATCAAAAAAGAAAAGAATACATAGAAGCAGGTAAAGTAGATAAGTTTGCTCAAGAGTATCTAAACGATGCTAGAGATGCTGCTTCAGCTTCTTTTAAAATGGATAATATAAATTATCATAACTATGAGTTTCACACAGATGGACAGTTTACATATTTAAGAGATGACAAAGAAATGATACCTATTTACACTTATATGGGTGTTGATTTAGCACATACAGCATCTAGTACTTCAGACTATCAAGTTATTGTAGTTATGGGTATGGATGCAGACAAAAACAGATATGTAATAGATTATTACCACGATAAGATACCAGCGTTTGATATGCCAGACGAAATATTAAAGATGGCTAAGAAATACTCACCAATACGTAGATGTGCTGTAGAAACAGTAGGAGCACAAGAAATGGTGCGTGATATGGTAGAGCGTATGGCACGAAAAGAAAAAAGACTATTGCCTGGTATTAACAAAGGAGTAAGACCTCCACACGGTATTAAAAAAGAAGATAGGTTAGAAATGTCTTTAGGTAGTATTATCAATACTAAGAAATTATATATTAAAAAAGAACATTCAGAACTAATAGATGAAATCTTTGAGTTTCCTAAAGGTAAGCATGATGACTTGCTTGATGGACTGTATTATGCTGACTTTTTTGCAAAGCCTCCTAGAAGTAGAACTATAAAGAATGATGAGTATGAAAGACCTGATGATTTTCCTACACAAGCACGTACAAAAATAAATTGGATGACAGGATTAAAAATATGAGATTTCGCCCTTTAGCTTGTTTTAAATTAAACAGGGTTAT